TCTTCAATAGCACTATCCGCTTCAGGATGAAGTGCCATTTCACGATATCTTTTAATCAAATCAAATTCAGTTCTATATACCCCATCAAGATCTATAGACTGACCAAAAAAACCACTACTCATATAGTAGTCATTCCCGTCCTCGCTATTAGGAGGAACGGGAGAGACTGCCGATGGAGATAGTGGTTCGGTGTCCTCTATCGAGAACCCAAATAACTTAGCCATAATTTATGATGTTTTCTTACTTCTATTTATCAGACGTTTAACCGTTTGGTTTTGTAGCACCGTTATTAAGGTTAAGTGACTGAACCTGGAATTCTACATCAAACTCCTCAATTGTGTCACCTGTGTCGTAACTTAATGCAATCTCACTAACTGTTGTTGGGAATATATTTTGGAATGTATACTCTTTAAGAACAGCATTAGCAGTTCCATCAGAATTCTTACTTGATTTAGTAGATCCTCTACCAAGTTGATAAACTGTGGCATTGGTCATGTAAGCATCAGGTTGTGTAGCACCTAAGTTATTATCTAACTTGGCAATTACTTCTGTCCACTGTTCAAATGCATTCCTTAACTCGAAACTTTCATCGTTGATGATTGTAACAGTCCATGTATCAATAGTTCTGTCTCCAGCAACTTTAAAAATACGACCTCTAAATGGAACATCAATTGCTGCAATATTTTGAGCAGGTAATGCTGCTGCCTTTGCCATAAATCTAAAGTTGTTTGAGTTCCAAGCAATTCCTGCAGGTAGAGTGGTTAATTCTACCTCGAACAGATTGGGTCTTGCACCGCCACCTACGAGTGCCGACTTAAATTGAGAGATGGATTTGTTGTCTCTACTGGTTGCCATGATTGGTTATCCTCCTGTTGTATTTAGATTATAAGAATTAAACTCTACCCACTACTTCCTCGAAACTAACACCAGTACGTGTAGCAACGAAAGTAAGTGTGACGTAGTTGATAGACTTCGCAGGCTTCAGGAAGATGTCTGCTCGGAATTCATTATTATCAATAACATCAGGGGTGTTATTTGTGGTGTCACAAACAACGAGGAATCCATAAAGTCCTCTCTTTGCCTCAATGTCACGTAGATATGGTTCCACAATATTGCGGAAGTTTGCTCTTGTTAACTCATCATTGAGTTCAAAGAGTTGAGCCTCTGCTGCTTTTTCAAGTGCTTGCTCAATTGTAAGGAACAAACGACGAACGTTAATTCTATCGAATGCAGATGCATAACCAAGTCCTGTCTTATCTCCGAAGAGAAGTGTTCCAATTCCTGGTTGTGTAATAACTGAATTAATTCTTGCAGGATAAAGCTTGTCTCTTTGTGCCTTATCTGGATTATATGCAAGTTTAATTGCGTTATTAATAATACCACGCTGCTGACCTGCAGGTGAGAACCAAGGATAAGCAACAATATTTGTGCGAGTCATTAGACCAGCAATGTCTCCGTTACATGGAACATAGCGGAACTTATTGTTGAACCTATCATACATGTACTTGTAACCACTATCAAATACCGCATAAGATGAGGATGATAGTGTGCTAAAGAAATCAATAACATTTGTTGTCTGTGTATCGTCATTTGTTACACCAACAACATCTGCCCTATGTGGACTAACTGTTGCAACACAGTCTTTTCTTTCATTTGCTAATGAAATTACAAAATTTGCCTTTGCTTGTGACTCTGCTTTAGTAGAACAACCAGGACCAGTGATAAGGTAATCTACTTCTATTTCGTCTTTATTAGAGAACTTACCATATGAAGTAATCAAGTCTGCTAATGCAGCACCCATTCCACCACCAGCAGCATAGTCAACACCGCCAGATAAAGTATAAGTTTGCTTACCAATTGCACCAAAGGTTATTCCTTGTGCATTTTGTCCCCACAGACCTTGTGCAGTTGTATTCTTCGTAAATCCTGAAGAGAATCCAGTTGCCAATGGTGTAGTATTCCAATAAGTATCTGCAGCAGCAGATGGATTACCTCCTGCATATATGTTGTCAGAATAATCTGCTAGGAATTGTTCATACCAGATCTTCTGTGGTGAATTAACATCAGAAACTGCATCTAATGCTTTAGAAAGATTAGTATGCTTCTCAAGGATTTGACCTTGGATGCCTGTTACTTCTCCTAAATCATCAACAACTACAACGTGAATTCCGTCATTCTTACCGTTTCTATCTAATGAATATTTGTTTGTCTTTGGCTTACCTGCAATTGACTTCCAATAAACTGTTGAGTTTGTTAATCCAAGAGTCTGTTGATCATACCAGTCAACAACTGTATTTGCTGCTGCTACACTACCAACTTTAACTCCACTGTTGTTAATAACATATACGTTATCAGCAGCCGTGAAAGATGCATAATTAGTTCCTTCTTGATAGTCAACTGATGTTTCTGTTCCGTCGTCTGCAACCCTTGATACAATCTTAACATCCACTACCTTATTAGTAAGGTCAACACCAGTAATAATTGACTTAAGATATCCTGTAAATGATGATGTGCTTCCAACTCCAGGAATTTCAACTGCTTCGAGTCTAGTAGTAACCGCCATACCAACTGTAGCAGCACCAAGAGATGCTAAAGTAAGTTTTTGGTCTGCTGCGTCATCGATAACACAGATCTTTAGATTGTTTGCCCAAGAACCAGGATTCTTTGCTGCAAATGTAAAATCTGATGCTTCTGCATGATTCTGGATATAATCATCATAATTGTCAATTCTATTAGAACCAGTCATTGTAGCTGCTGCAGCATCAACACCAGCATTTGCATTTGCTAGATTTGTGCCAGCAGTTCTTACAACCTTAAGGACTCCTCCGTAGGAAAGGTAAGATGATGCTGCCATCCAGTATTCATACTGTGCATCATTGCTCTTTGGTTCACCAAATATATTGATGAGATCCTGCTCTGTAGAAATGTCTGTTGCCTCATCAACTGGTCCAATTGCAAATGGTCCTGCAATCGCACCAATGTTATCTAATACATTCTCAGCTCTTCCTACTGTTAAGTCAACCTCCCTGGTTAACACACCAGGAGATAATTGAGGAGTCGCCATGTTCTTTTTCTCCGAGTTTATCTTTTATCTGAAAATATTTATTAAAAAGGGTATTTTCGGAGGGGAAACAATGAATGAACTATAATACCTGCACAACTCCGTAGCAATCTGGGATCTCACTCATCAACTTACTTTCTATTCCTTGCTTTAATGTTATTGCACTCATTGCACAAGTAGAACACGCACCACCTAATCTTACCTTAACAAAATTTGTTTCTTCTTCTATTTCTACAAACTCCAACCATCCACCATCTGCCTCAATATAAGGTATAAGTTCTTCTAAAACTCTAATTACATTTTCTTCAGTAAGTTCCATATGTGTTGCCAAGTAATGTTGTCTTTTAAGATATTCATAGTAATGATCAGTCACGATACCTTACTCCCTCACAATCTTTTTTAGAACAGTAATAAGTACCATCCCCTTTATCCTGTGTAAGATACTGACAATCAGAAGTCCATTCATCCATAGCCTCTCTGACTATCTTTTTAATTTCATTTCTTAACCATGAAGGTAATTTAATTGCCATTACATATACTCCCACATATAAGAACGATCACCATATTCATCAACATGCCATCTATCTCCTTCTGCATCTACAAAACTTTCCATATCATCCATTCCATCTGACATAAACCCAAATGGAGCCATGTCTTGTTCGATTTGATTCTTTTGCTCATCATACAATCTTTTCCTTACATCCTGATCAGTAAGTTCCTTAAAGTAATCTTGTGCCACCAACCATGCATATATGACAAGACACATTGCAAGGTCATCATTACATCCTTCTTCTGCCTCAAATGAGTTACCCTTTTGAATAAAGGTAGTTAACTCACTCATTATCTCATAATCACATGAAAGTAGTTTATCAGATTCTATTAAAGTTTTCAAGTTAAGAGAACCTACCTTCTTAACTGTCTTTGACATCTTAAGACCAAGTTGTGTTTTCTTACCAGAGAAACCTTGACCAACAACTTGTCCTGCTCTTCCTCTCATAGAACACATAAGAAGATTCTTATATTCTAAATCATAATTTAATATAGCAGCAACCTGATCTCCTACATCATTTACCTCACATAAAACAAATGCATCATTATAACTCTTCCCAACATCATTTATAACACTAGGAAAGAGCATTGGTTTGATATCATTACTTCTATACTTTGCAACCACAGAATGAGGGAACTCTGTTATATCAACAACTACAAATGCAGAATAATCTTTTCCAACTCCTCTTGCAACGTCAACTGATATGACATAATCATGATCCTTTTGGGGATCTACATATACATCTAATCCAGCACTTGTCTTTTCTGGTGTTTGATAAACCATACTCCTCAACTTACTAGGAGCAATAAGAGTATCAACAGATCCTAAGAACTCGCACTCAAACTCAATCTTAAACTGTTGCTCTGATGTGTTGGCAATAGTCTGTTCTTTCCATACCTCATCTCTACCAGGAACTTCTGACCAATGCACATCAGTTGGTATATATTCATTCTTTCCTCTTTCTGCATCATGCCAATACCTATAAAAATGGTTCATCCCGTGAGGGGTTGAAACCATGATTACTTTTGTGCTTTTACCAGAAGTAATAGTAGGATAAACAGAAGCAAAGAAAGAGTCAGCGATGTGATTGGGAACAAAAGCAAACTCATCCAAGAAGAGGATGTTGAAAGACATACCCCGAACAGCACTAGCACTAGTGGAAGCCGCCAAGATTTTAGAACCATTTTCTAACTCCAATGAACCTTTATTCCATGATATAATTCCTTGCTGCATCCATTTGGGCAAGTTCTCATAGGCAGTTTGTAATCTACCTAACAAGTCTCTTGCAGTTGCTGCTTTGTTAGCAAGAATACCAATATTTACATTATCATTAAACACAGCATAATGTAATAAGTATGATACCGATGTCGTAGACTTACCAGTCTGACGAGGCATCTTACATATATTGAATCTATTATCGTGGAAATTTTGTATTAATCTTTCTTGGAAATCATAAGGTTCAAAAGGAACAAGACCTTCATCCAAACTAACAATCTTTACGTGATTCTTTGCAAAATATACAGGATCATTCTTACATGCCATAAACTCAAGAATTTGCTCTTTCGTAAATTCTTGTTGGACGTTTGCTTTCTTTAGGAGGGGATTACCAAGATATACTTCATCAAGAGTCATAATTTTATTCAGGTACTTGTATTAATGGATCTCCTGGTTTGTAATCAGAAATTTGATAATTCCAAAGTTTACATCCAGGATATACTTTCTGGAGTTGAGTAAGAACTTCCTTCCTAGAAGGTTTCTTTATATGAGGAAAGAACATCTGTAGCATGAAGTTATTTCCTCTCCATCTTAAATATGTATCTACAATCTGACCATTCCTTTTTATAGGAAGTTTCTTTGCTTCACCTAAATCTTCCCATTCAATACTATTCTTTGGTGAAACTATTGGATCTGGTGTAATTAAATCTGTAAACTCATAATCTGTTGGTTTGAAATCATCTTTCCAATCAGAAGTGTCTATATTTTCATTCACCTGAATATCGATAATCTTATCACCTACTTTTACATTGTGTTCAGCGAACCAACCTCTATTGACTTCTAATGCATAAAGAACATCTCCTTCAGATGGAACTGGAAGAAGATTATATGGATTTAATTCCTTTATACTTTCTACTGTCCCGTCTTCTTTAATATATGCTATATCCAAAGGGATTTTAGTATCCTTCATATGGAAGAATCTTTGTCCAACTTCTTCAAAAACAAAAAGCATTCCACTATCTTCTTCCAAACTTTCTCTAAACATGAGACCCAACTTAAACTTAGTTGGGGTGTCTGGAACTTCTATATTAAGTGGAAGATTAACGGTTAAAGTCATTATAGAACACAGGTCTCCAGTAATATTTATCAGACCCAACGTGTCGCAACTAATTCTACGTTATTATCTACATCTCTTTTTTGTGTTTCTATTTCAAATCCTTTCTTTTTAATTTCTCTTGCTATTAATTCTACAGCATATTCTTGTGTGATTTTTTCAATCATTCTTTGCGGTGGAGTAGGATGTTTCCATGTCTGAAGATCAGTTACCAATTCATAATTTCTGGTTTGTCTATTCAAACGGAATCCAATATCAGTTCCTAAAGTAATGTCACACCTTACTTTTGCATGGTCATGTCCAACAGGATTTTCTAGTTCCTGATTAACATCTACAGGAAGTCCTAATGTTAATAATGCTTTTAAGAGAATATCCTTTTCTCTTAATCTAGTCTTGATCGTGCTGAAGTGTGACATCGGTTGTGTTTTTCCAAAAATTTTCTATAGGTTGGGCAAGGTAATACTCTGGTTTAGTTTCTTTATAAGAAACTTCTCCCAGTGCTTCCTCAATTTGTTTAGTCAATTCCTGACAACTATCGCCAATGATACCAATAACTTCTTCAGTTACCGTACCGTCTTGGCGAATAGTAAATTTAAGTTTTTGTTGTGCCATTTGTTACATAATAAGGTTAATTTATTTATTCTCCTCCTCCACCACCGTTGCCACCACCACCGTTACCGTTGCCACCATTGCCATTGCCAGAATGACCATTGCCATTTCCGTTACCGTTACTGGACCCATTACCATTACCATTCTTTTTAGTATCATCATGATCATGTGCTAAATATCCACTTCTACCTACATGATATCCACGAGGAATCTTCTTACATTTCTTATCTTGGAAACACCAATACTGTCCATCAGGGCATTTCTTTGCTTCCTTTGCTTCACCCATAAATTGAGAAAAGTTTTTCATAGTCCTACGATTGTTAATGGGTCTGATGTAACAGTAGCAATACCAGTTGCACTCAATTTAACTCTATTGCTTTCAAAGTTTAATTCACTCATGTTACCTAAGCTGGTTCCATCACTAGCGATACCAACTTGTCCAGAACCATTAATTTGACTTAATAGTCTAGGCATTTGCTGTCTCCAATACAGAAAGAAGAACTTTTAATGTGCTATTAGCACCTGCTTCTGCAATAACAGAATCACTTGTTTCTAATACCAACTTTCCATCTAAAGGAATGTAGGCATCAGCAACAGGAACACTTGCTCCTTTAATAATTTCTGTTGTAGTGCTACTTCTCTTATGTGACATTGTGAGAGTAGTTGCTGCTGAAGCATAGTTGGTTACATGTGCATAAAGAATGATCCCAGTATAACCAGTGGGTGCAGTATATACAGTTTGACTAGCGGTAGTCAGTTCAATTGTATACGTTTTAAATCTGTTGAGTGCGAGTGCCATATTAACTTAATGCTAGGATAAAGGGAGTCATTTCGGAGAATAAACTCTTACTAAAGGATCTTCCACTAATTGTACCAGTTTCTTGGTTGATTTGTAAATCATCACCAATTCTGAAGTTACCTGCTTGGTCTGTGCTGGTATAAAGAACCTTACCACCTGTTTCGGTAACAACTTCATTTTCTTGGTTAGTAACACCACCACGTTTTGGTGTAGCAGTGACAATTTGATTACCAGAACCAACATACTCAAATGTATGAGAACTGGCAACAATTCTACTTCCTTGAGAGAAGTATGCTGTTGAACCAACTCCAACTGCACTTAATAAGTTAGTAGCAAGAGTTAGGGTAGATATACCTGAAGATACAGGTGTCGAACTATTTATTGTATAATAAAGATCTTCCATACTTGCGGTTGCAGTCGCAGTATTAGAACCTTCTTCAGGTGCAGAAATTGTTATATTTGGTGTGCCTGTATACTGACTACCACTACTGATAATGGTTATAGATGCAACACTATCTCCTTCTAGAGTTGCAAATGCAGTTGCTCTTTCTCCATTTGGTCCAGCAGGAGCATCAACTGTTACTGTAGGAGTAAACGAATATCCTGTTCCACCTGACCCTACAGCGATCTTATTAACATCCTTATACAATGTATCAAAATAAACCAATTGACCGTCATAGGGACGATCTACGTCTATCTTGGCAGTTCCTCCAGAAACATATGTATGTGCAAGAGTAGAAACACCTACATTAACAACAAATGATGTAGTAGAAGGAATTGAATCTACATCAAATACAAAAGGTTTTTTAGCTGGATATGTCTTACTTCCAAATGCACAAGTAACGCCAATACCTGCAAGTGTTACACCCATTCCTACTTGGAATCCATGTGCAGAAGTTGTTGTAACAGTTGCTATACCAGAACTGTAATCATATACAAAATTACTAATGTTTAGAGTAGGAGTGCTTACATTTACTTTGACATTCGCTTGAGATGCTGCAGCAGTTGTAGTAACTATACCAGTATATTGTAAATCACTTACACCTCTAGATACTAATCCAAAACTACCAAAACTACAATTACTATTTGCAATATCTGCTTGACCACCTTTATCAGCAGTAACTGCTTCATTACAGCAAATAGTGAACAATGAAACTAACTGAGCAAATCCACCATTAGTAATAGCAACACCAACTCCACCCTGATTGTATTGGGTGTATGAGTCAACGTTCATTGCTTTCAATGATCTTGCTTGATCTCCATCAATATAAAGTCCTGTTCCTGTTGTAGTATCACTTGTGCAGTTCTGAATATATGGTCCTTTCCATTTACCACCACCTACATTTTCTGCAATCTCATCTGTTGGGAAAGCAACCGCAGCAGCAGGTGCAAGATGACCACTAAATGTCATACTTGCTAGTTTAGTTCCTTTTCTTACATGGAAAATATCATTAGTTGCTGTAGTTGGAGTAACAGTAACTGCTCTTTGATCATCTCCTACGATAGAAACAAAAGCAGGAACTTCAATTGGGTTTGCTTCCTCATATCTACCTGAAAGAACTTTAACTGTTGTTCCTGAAGATGCAGCACCAACAGCAGCTTTAATAGTTAAGAATGCATTGTCAATAGATGTTCCATTATTTGTATCTACACCATCTTTTGCAACATAAAGGACATTAGGTGCAGAGTTAATACCAGATGCAGCAGCACTAATTGTTACACCAGCACCAATAGTAACAGCAGAATTAGTAATAGTAACACCATCTTCACCCTCAATTGTGCTACCAATAGAAATCTCTTCTTGTTCACCATCAATAATAATGGATGAAGTACCAATAGTTAATATACCAACAATCCTAGTATTACCAGTAACTACTAAATCTTCGGCAAATGTAGTTCCACCACCAACATGCATTTTTGCAGCAGTTGCCACACCAGATATATTCCAGTTACGTGCAGTTGCTTCATCATATTCGAGGTCTCCCTCAACACCCATCTTACCTGCAACCCATAATGCATAGTCAGATTTTGCAGCAGTAGTATTGATACCTACGTTTCTAGTGGTATGAATACCTGTATCACTAGATGCCCAAGTTCCTGCACCACCAACACTACCTTGTTTAGCAATCCATTTAGAACTTGTTGAACTGTATTGAATAATATAATTATCATCTAAACCACCAGTTACATCAACATCTTCTAAATCATCAAGACGAACAGCACCACCTCCACCAAAGGTTGCTAGTTGTTGCTGAACTCTATTAACAAATAATCTGTAATGCTCCGATAACTG